AAATTTCCATTGGATTAACTCCAGTCTTTCCAGTCGAATAACTTGCGATTATCGTGCATAAAATCGAGATTAGTACTAAAACTAATGCAAGAAATATTGGAAGTTTATAAATAAAAATTATTATAATTATTGAAACGGCTGATAAAATAAATAATTTGGTAATGATACTTCTATTTTCTGAATTATTCTTTGATTTATTTGAAAAAATAATTTTTAAAATTACAGCAATTCCAATTCCAATCATAAATCCCATTCCAAAACTATTTTTCATAATGGGAAAATCAGCAATTTTAAACATTTTTGCAAGCGGTTCTCCAACAAAAATTACAGCAGCGCCACCTAAAAACCAGACAAATGTATTTAAAAATCCAAGCACATACCCGATCCCAACTAAAAGAGGCGATACGTAAAAGCTGAAAGGCACATTTTTTAGTGAAACTAATGCTGGAATAATAGGAGCTTTTCCTTTTGTAAAGCTAAAATCACGAAAAAGAGCCACAATTGAGCTAAATAACGTTCCAAATGAAACATAATGAAAACTCGCAGTATTTTTACCAGAATTTACAAGATTGTAAGCCGCTTCCCCAATTGGAAATTCCAAATCTTCTTCTTCAATTAATTTTGAACGAAAAATGTAGGACAAAAATGAACCTGTAATGCTTCCAATCAAAATTGTGATAAAAAGCAGCCGCTGATTTATGTCTGTTAATTTTCCGCCTAAAATAATGTAGGCTGGAACTGTAAAGGCAACTCCTCCCGCCACCATTGAACCAGCACTCATAATGGTATGTGTAATTGTAATTTCCTTGTTATTCGTCTTTTTAAAGAATTTTAGCGCCATCATTGATAAAAGTGTAACCATTATCGTTGGCCATGGTAATGCCCCAAATTTAAGCACGATATAAAAAGAGCTGGCAGATACAAGTATTGCTCCAATAATTCCAATTAAAATTGATTCAAATGTTATATTTAATCCATTGATTTTGTTGTTGTTTTTATTTGTTTTTGATGCTCTCTTTTTTGCCATTAAGTTTCCTCCTCATTTTGTTATTAAATTTTACTTCATTTTTGGGGTGTTTGTCAATGGAATTTTCTTTTATTGTTTGTTAAATTTGGAAAGAAAAAAGCTAAAATAAAAATTTTGATATAAATATCTAATACACAGTTTAACATAACTTGGAAATTTTAAAAGAATTATAAGAGAATTAATATTGAAAATTATAAGAAATGATTATTAAGACTTCTTAAAAAACAGAAATACTGTATTTAAAGTACTTTGTGGCGATTAAACTGTATCTAAAAATCACGTAAAATAACTACGTATGTAACAAATACGTAACAATTACACACTATATATTGTGGTTAAAAACAATAAATATCACAATATATAGTGTTCATAAAAAAGGCGGCTGTCTGTTCAGCCGTCAAAAAATATATCAATTTATTTTTTCAATTTCTTTTCTCATCTTTTCAATGTTGGTATGTGTATATCTCTTAGTCATACTTATGTTTGTATGGCCTATTATTCCAGTTATTGCACTCTCGTTATCTGACACATCGCTTATCATTGTTGCAAATGTGTGCCTAGTATCGTGTATTGTGTGTGACATATCCAGCTTTTCCATTATTTTCAGAAATTCATTTTTTCTAAAATTGTTATAATTGTAGAAACTTTTTTCAGTTCTATTTGGAATCAGGTATTCTGTCTTGTTTTCCATTCTTTTAATTATGAGTGGGAGTATTTTTGGATGTATTGGTATTACACGATTTTTTCCAGCTTCAGTTTTGCTTCCACCAATGATTATGTTCTGTTCTAAATCTACGTTTGTTTTTTGAAGTTTTAGAAGTTCGTTTATTCGCATACCTGTATAAATCAGAATTAAAATTACGTCAGCATATTCTAATTCAATAATGTTTTCCCACAGTAAAGCAATTTCTTCGCTAGTAAAAACCTTTCTTTCTATTTTTGGTTTATGTTTAGGCAATTTTATAAACTGGCTGTAGTCCTTGACTATTATATCCATTTCCATTGCATTTTTGAAAAGTATTCCTATGAAAGATTTTAAATTTTTTAAAGTTCCACTTGATAAATGGGAGAGATTATCTATAAAATTTTGAAGTTCTATAGTTCTTATATCTTTTATTTTTTTGTTGTATAAAGGCTTTAAATAATTGCACCACACTTTATAAGACTTCAGACTTGATTTTTCAATTGAGTTTTTTTTACTTTCCATTATTCTATCTAGAATTTCTTTAAGTGTGACATCGCTCAAATTAATATTATACGGATTATCATTATAGTCTGCAAGGGCCTTTATCGCTTTAGCCTGTGTTTCATAGTACCCTAATACTTTCATTATCTGTCTACCTTCCATATCAAAACCTGTTGTAATGCGTACTATAAAAGGTTTCCTTCTTTTTCCAGAAAGCTTTGATACACTTCCATATCCATTTGGATTTTTCATAAAAAAATCACACTCCTTAGTATTGAATTTTAAAGGTTTGTGTGATATACTTCTATTGGTGTTTGTGAGTATATCACATTGCTTAGTCCCTATTGCCGTAGGGACTATTTTTTTTTATTCCTTCTAAAATTTTAGTTCTTAATCTCATTTTTACGAATCCTATTGCCGTAGGATTATTTTAACCTTAAATTGCCTAATTTAGAATATTCTGCACTTTTTTCAATCCCAATATAGTTCCTGTTTAGTCGTTTACATACTCTTCCTAATGAAAATGAACCTGCAAATAAATCTAATACAACACTACTCTCATTTGAACTAACTTTTACAATACGTTCTAATAAAATTTCAGGTTTTTGAGAAGGATGTTCTACATATTCTTCCATTTTGAATCTCACTCTTGGAAAATGCCAAACATTTCCTGGAACTTTTTTATCATTATACGGAGCAGGTGGACTTTTTCTATAGTCAATTAATTTTCTTTTTGCTCCTGTTTTAGTTTCAACTAAAATATCTTGATAATTAAATGTATATTTGTTTTTATTTTTTACTGCAAAGATTATTGGTTCGTAAAGAGAACCAAAATGCTTTTTTGCTTGTACACCTGAACTATCATACTCCCATATAATTCTTGATTTTATATGCAGTCGTTCTCTTATGAAGATATCAAAATATGCATAAAATTGTGTTGAGCACATAAAATACAGAGAGCCGTCTTTCTTTAACTTATTTATACCCAATTCTAACCACTGATAACACCAGTCTAAATAATCTTTTTCTGTATTCCAGAAATCAGAAGTTCCTTTATATTTTTTATTCAGATTATAAGGAGGATCTATAAAGATTAAATCTATTGTGTTATCTTCTATTGTATTTAAAGCCTCGATAATATCTGAATTTATTATTTTTATCATAAAATTTCACCTCAAATTATTATATCATAATTTAAGCATTATGCATAGACACTAAATACTCTCTATTAACTATATTTTTTTCTATAAAACTATGAAAATTTTCCATTTCCCCAATTATTAAATTTTTCATAATCTCAATATCTAAAATATCAGAATAGGTATTTTCTTTAGCTTTCAAGCCAGTGTGTGCTATCGAGTTTCTATTATGCACTAATTTTTCCAAATTTGTTTCAAATACGTTAGTTTCGTCTATCAGATTATAATTTAAGATAGTGCAAATATTCTTATAATTTTTAAATTTTAAATTACTTTCAGTTCCCACTATGTATTTCTCAAAATATTCATTTTCATCAATTTTTATTTTGAATTTAGAATTCTTTGAAATCATGTCGAGCATCCTTTTTTCTTGAGAAATATTGGTATTAACTTTATATTTTTCTAAAAGACTTTTTAAATATATCCATAAAAAATTTTCGGTAAGTTTAGATAAAACCAGTTTTTGAGAAATGACAAATGAAAAATATTTTATCGTGTATTCTTTTATAAATCCTTCCCAATGTGCATATAATAGTAATATGAAGGATTTATTTAATATTTCCGCAATTCCCGAACTTTGACAACCCTGAATGTACATATAAAAATCTGTTATTTCTTTTTTTCTATTACTGAGAGCAGTTGTTAACTCAAATATTAATTTTTCATCAGGCCTAGTTTTCATTATATGTTTCTCCCTATTTCAATACCGCTGATAAACTGATCTACTACGTTTGACCCTCTATTTGCTTTTTTCTTATATCGTTCGTCATTCTGGATTCTGTTCATTACTTCTGGTAAATTTATATTTTCACTAATATGCTTATGCATAAATGAAATTACACAAATGTATAAAAAAGGTGAAAATTTCCTTCCGTTTGCAAAAGGTTTTATAGGTACTTGCCTGTGTATGATTTCAAATAAGCTTATTATACTTTGTATATTTTTTATTGCTTTATCATTCTTTAAAACTTCAGTTATGCATAAATCTATAAACCTATCACGTGACAAGTAGTTATTTTTAGCTATACCTTTAAATATTTCTATTCCTTTTTTGCCTTCAAAATCAATATCATTATTTATTATAATTGATGCATAAATTAACAGCTCACTTCTATAGTCTTCTGAATTCTGTTTAGAGCTAATGGTTAAAACATGTTCGCATAAATCAGTATCTTTAAAAGCTTTAATTTCTTCATAAAATTTATTATCTAATTTTGAAATTAAAAAATTTCTGATTTCTTGTGCAGATAAAGTAATTCCGCCCGTATTAAGTCTATTAAAAAGAGTGTATTCAGATTCTATATTTTCAGATACGAATAAATTGACATCAATTCTTCTCATGTCAAAAAATTTGAATAGAGAACTTGAATATTTCTTTTTTAATTCGCCGTATGTTTTATCGTTTAATTCTTCAAGAATTTCTAAATTTCTTAACGTTAAAGGTTTTTTATTTTCTAGATTTCCGTAGAACCAAAGAATACTAGATATTCTTTGAACGCCATCTATTACTTCCCATTTTCCGTTTCGGACTGATACAAAAATAGGTGGAAGTGGTACTCCTAACATTATAGATTCAATTAATTTGCTAGCTTGTTCTTTAGTCCATCTAAATAATCTTTGGTAAACAGGTGTTAAATTAATCTCTGAGTTTTGATGCATGGTTATTAGTTCTCTTAAACTCATTGAATATTTATCTTGAATATATTTATTTGAATTTGCATTCAAATATTCACTAAATTCCCTCTCGTCCATTAAATCACGCTCCTTTTGTTATAAATACCTAATCAAAAATTTTAATTAAGATGAATATTTTCTTTTTAAAATTTCATCTATTAAAAGTAAATTCTCAGCTGAGGTTACTTCAATGTTATAGTTTCCAGCCTCTTTAGAAACATATCCTATTAAAAATATTTCTAGAATATTTGATTGAGAATAAAGTTCAATAAACACCGGAGCCCCACTATAACCCTCAATAATATTTTTGCTTTTTATATAAAATTTATCAGAATTATACTGTGAGCATATGGTTGCGAACTCTAAAATACAGGAATTTATGTTCTCTTCATAATAACCAGGAACATATACCCAATAGTTAAGAATACTAGATCCAGGAACTTTATCAGGTGAAAAAATCATGCTTTTAAAAATTACACTTGTAGAATTGTAGGATATTTCCTTTTTTATGTGAATTACTGTTAAATCATCACACTCTGGGATGTCTATACACGTAAACTCATTCAAGTTTATTGTGTTTACCTGCAATTTTTGGTTATAATAAAAAGATATTTCTAATTTTGCAATTTTATTATCTCTTATAGCGTGTTTTGCTGTAACGATAAAAATTTTATTAGGACGAAAATAAGGGAAGTAGTTGTTAGGATTATCGAAATCTTGTGGTACATAAAAATTTCCAGTGAATATTTTAATTTTTTCATCATTGCTGTCAAAGGTTTTTATTTTAACTATCGAATCGAGATGTTTTTCTACTAATAAATTAGACATATTTTATCCTCCATTTTGTTATTTTTTATTTTTAAGATACTCAACTGTGGGGAGTATCATTGTTTTTAGTTGTTCTAATTCTTCATCTGAGAAAGATTCCAACATTTTTAAGAACCAATTTTTTATTTCTGAATTTATTGTTTTGTTCAGGTATCTTTCTTTTGAAAAATGTATTTTAAAATCTTTTGCCATTCTTAATAAAGTTGAATCTTCTATATTTACACTGAAGTCTTTTAAATTATATTTTTCTATTAAGTAATCTATATTTTTGTTCTCTTCTCTTGCTGCATTTTCTATTTTTTTTAAGAGTTTTTCTTTTTCATAGGTTGTTAATTGTATATTTTTTATATTTCGTTCCATAGGGACATCATATCCCATTAACCAAGGTTCTGATACATTTAAAATTTTTGATAATTCATCAATTGCGTTTTGTCGTGGGGTGATTTTCCCGCTGATGTATTGACTTAATGCCGATTTTTTTATATTTGTTTTTTCAACTATATCAGATTGGGTCAATCCTCGTAGATTCAGTGCCTCTTTTATACGAATGTGGCATTCCTCTTTTCTTCCCATTTTAAAATTCCTTTCTAAAATTTGATAATACATTATACCCCATAGTTTAGAAAAAATCAACAATTTAATAAAAAAGTTTATTTTAAGTAAAAAAAAGTATTGACATCTTTAAAATGTTGTGGTATCATATGTTTAGTTAAAATAAACTAAATACTAACAGGAGGTGATTATGAAAAAAAGAAATTACTCAATGTTAAGGGGTAGAATAAAAGAAAAATTAAAAAATGAATATGTTTTGGCAAAAAAACTAGAATGTTCAAAAGCTACTTTAAGTAAGAAATTGAACAATGAGACAGATTTCACACAAGATGAAATTGAAAAAGTTTGCCAGATTTTAGAAATTGACAGAAAAGAAATACCCTCTTATTTTTTTACCCCTTTAGTTTATTTAAAATAAACAAAAAAGATGAGTATAGCAAACATCTAAAAAAAAATGCTGGCTGGAACGAAAAATTTTAAATAGAAAGGATGATTATGTCAGATGAAAAAATAAAAGCTATTCTTAAATCAGCTGACGGGCTAACTGAACAGGAATGGAAAAGTTTAAAACAGTATTTCGATTATAAATTTTCTTTAAACAGTCGATTTATAAATAGTGAATTAGCTTTTAAAACTGTAAAAACTTTTTTTAACCCAGACCAGGAATCCAACATTAAAGAAAGTGAGGAAATTTAAATGTACGAAATTTCAAATGTAAACGGAATGAGCAGTTTAGAAATTGCAGAAATTGTAGGGAAAGAACATAAAAGTATTTTAAGGGACATCAGAGATGAAGTTGAAAAGCTAGAAAAACAGGTCATTAGAGCCGAGCACATTTTTGTGCCGGGCGAATATTTGGACAAAAATAATCAGAAAAGGTCCATGTATATCCTTACAAGGGAAGGAGTACTTCAACTGGCCGCAAGATATAGTGCGGTAGTGAGATTCAGGCTGATTGAAAAAGTAACTGTTCCAGGAAATTCGCTATCAGTACCACATCAGTTATTAGCACAAGCACAGTACCTTGTCGATGTGGAGAACAGGCTAAGCACTGTTGAAGGAAACGTGGCGGGCCTACAGAAAGGTATATCAAGACTTGAACATAATGAGAGAAGAGCAGTGACAAGTAATCATCTGACTGTAATAGCATACGCGAATATGAAAGGAATCAACCCAGGTTCGTACAACTCAAGTTCTGTCGGGAGAAAGGCAACTAAACTCTGCAGGGACAGGGGCTTATTGACAGGAACTGTTGTGGATAGTAAATACGGGTATATAAACACTTATCCTGTAGAAATTTTAGATGAGATATTCTTCAGTTAAACGTAAAAGGACGGTGATTAAAGAATGGAAATCAAAGGTCATAAAATCAAGATATTAAAAGACAGTCAAGGAATACCCTTGAAAATATTTCTTGACGATAAGGAAGTCGTAGGAGCAGATAAAATAGAGATAAAATACTCCTACGACTGCTATAACAGAGAAAAGGTTCAAAAAATATCATTAAGATTAATAGATTTTGAATCCTTAGAAGTTATAAGCCAAAATGTTTAGCCACAACACCGGATATAACAAATTTTTGAATTGTAAAAAAAAACGATGATTATAGCAAACATCTAAACAAATGCTGGATGGAATGAGGAAATTTATCATAAGAAAGTGAGATGGAAAAATGGAAAAGAAAAGAGGTGTGAGAAATGACGATTATGGAAATAAAACTTATCATAAATTTAGTAACGCTTGTTTATTCTATAGGCGGATTGGTAGCAAACACAATAATGGTAAAAAAAGGAATAGACACTTCAACTTTTGCTGAAGTGTTCATAATTTCAAATTCAATGTTGGGTGCAATAAATTTAATGTTTATAATTCTTTCGTACTCAATTGGAGATGTTGTCATCAATTTTTAAATCTTCACATATTAATTTGTATTCTTTTAACATCAGCAAAGAAATTTTATCGTATAAGTTCATAATAGAATCTAAGTGTTGAGACAAATAAGAATCACGGCTTATCTCAGATAAATCATTAGAATTTTCTAGTTCATATGAAGTACTGGATATTGTGAGATAAGCATTAAATTGAGGAATTAAAACTTGAACATTGCTAGGAACTAAATGGATATTATTTTTAAGCGTTTCTAATGTTGTTTTGTAAATTTCCAAATAAGGGAACAACTCCCCACAATTAACCCTATTTGTAGGTATTTTGTAAGATTTGTATTCCAAATATTCTTGTAAAAAAGGAACATAAAGATTAGTTATTTTACTTTCCTGCAATTTAATTTTTTCTTTTCTGTTAAACATTTTCTCTTGATGAATAAGAAAATTTTTAGATTGCTTATAAATGGCAAAAACAGAAACTATATTTACCAAAACAGTAAGAATGTTTGTGATGTTGCTAAACAAATTATTATTTGGCATAAATAAACACCGTCCTTTTTATATAATATATCTTTATTATATCAAAAAGGATATATAAAAACAATAGGAGGAGAAGTGAAAAAACAAATACTATTGAAAATACCTGAAAATTTGAAAATTCAGCTTCAAAAAGAAGCAAAAGAAAAAGGACTATCGTTGAATGGTTATATAACTAATTTATTGTGGAATGTAATCGAAAAAGAAAAAGCGATTAAAAAGGGAAAATTCTGAGGAATTGGGAGTTAATTAGGAAAAAAAATATCGTCAAGGGACTAAGTAGTGAAAAACAAACACCAAAAAAAATTAAGGGACGGCAATCTCGGAAAGGAAAAAACTATGGAAGTTTCAGAATCCTGGATAAGGAAACAGGCTACAAAATTGCAATTGACAATAAAGGAAACCGCTGAATTTGTCGGAAAAGGTCAGCAATATGTAAGAGTAGGATTGCAGACAGGAAGACTTAAATTTGGAACAGCGGTACCTAAATTTAAAGATGAGAATGAAAAAGAAGCAAGAAGGAGAGCTGGGAAACGTAATTGGGACTACGATATTCAAAGAGTACATGTTGAAAGATATGTTGGAATAAGCTATAGAAAATTTTTGGAACTGAAATATGTGGTAGTAGTATAATAGGAAAGGATGTGAATTTAAAATGAAATATGACGCTTTAGTAATAGTAAACAATCAAAATAAAGAAACAAGAAGAAAAATGGAAGAAAGAAAAATTAAAAACAGAATCAAGAAACTTGTAAGAAAGGTTGGACTATCAAAATGACAGTTAGAGAACAACTTGAGATAGAGATGGATAAGGAAGAAATTAAGGAAATGGAGGGAAAAAATGCTGACAGTGAAAAATCTGATAAAAATAATATTCCTGGTAACAATGACAGTTCTGATACAGTTGGAAGTGATTAGGGAAAAAGGGCATTGGGTTGCTGGTGGAAATCTAGCATTTCCGATATTATTGGCAATATTGCTTTGGTGGAACACATTATTTAAGAAGAGATTGAAATAATGGAGGTGTAAAAAAATGAGTGAAATTAAAGCCGATAAGGACGAACTTTTAATAAATGATTGTATCAAATGCGAATCAGAAGAGGATTATTATATGATACTTGATGAGCTTTACAGGGATAGAAGGGAGGAAATAGAAAATGAGGACTTTGACTGATGTTAAAAAACTTAGGACTATTAAAAAATGCCGATACTGCGAATATCGACAACATATAAAAACAAACTAAGTAATTATATCATTAAGAAAGGAAAAATGCAATATGTCAGATAAATTAAATGCGACAGTGAAAACTTGGGAGCTTTTGGAAGCTATTAAAATTGTGGAAAATTTCATAAGTAGAGAAAAAATGGGAAAAGAATCTCTTAAAGGAATTTGTATTGAAGTAAACCAAAAAGAAAATATATTGATTTTGAGAACTACAGATTTAAAGATGTCCGCAAAAGTTGAAATTCTAGGTCAAGTAAATAAGAGCGGAAAAGCTGTAGTCTCATGTAAAACTTTTAAAGAATTAATAAAAGGTATTTCAGATACTGATGTCCGCATAATAATTGAAAAAGAAAAAATACTTATTCAAACGAAAAATTCTAAAAGTACAATTTCCATAATAGGAGATATAGACTTTCCAGAATGGGCAGACATAAATAGCTTAAGACACTATTCAGTCCAAAAATCAGAATTAAAAAATCTTTTTGAAAATGTAAAATTTTCGGCTTCAGCTAATCCTGAAAATGAAGCAGTAAACTGTGTAAGATTTGAATATGAAGAAGAAAAATTAAAAGTCGCTGGAACTGATACATATAGATTGTCCTATGCTGAAATTAATTTAGATGCTAATGAGGGACAACCAGAAGAAAGACTTAATGTGAGCGTTCCTTTGAAAATGATTGACGGAATTGTTAAGTCTATGAAATCTAAGTTAGGAATACCTAGAGAAAAAGTGCTGATTGTTTGTGATGGCAATAAGGTGCTGTTCAAGTTTGCAGGAACTGAAATTGTATCGGATTTAACTAAGTTAGAATTTCCAGATTATAAAACTATAATTAAGAATTTGAATACTGATAAACAAGCAGTTCTCCACACAAAAGATTTTATTGCTGTACTTAAGAGAGCTTATTCGATAGCAAAAGGCAACAAGGAAGCTAAAAATGGTGCGATATTTGATTTTAGCCAAAATAAACTGGCAATAAAATCAATTGATGAATACTCGGAGTTTAGAGAAGAAATCACAACACTTTACACTGGAGAGGATTTAAAAATATCATTGAATGTAAAATTTTTAATTGACTTTATTGGCAAACTTAAGGATAAAACGACAGTGATGAAAATGTTAAACGATAAAAGTGCTGTACTCGTAAAAGGCGAAACTGATGATAATTGGATATATCTAATAATGCCTTTAGCGTTGAGAGAATATTAATTAAGGAGGATAAATTTGGAATATAAGATAATACAATCAGGAAGTAAAGGAAATGCTGTAATCATTAATAAAAACATTTTAATTGATTGTGGAATTCCTTATGCGAAGTTAAAAGATTATTTGAAAGACATAGAGTATCTTTTTATCACTCACAAGCATTCTGATCATTTAAAAAAATCTACATTTAAGAGTATTAGGAACAAATGGAAACATATTAAGATTTATTCAAATTATGAAGTAGCTATGCAAGTTGGAAAGAGAGAACTTGAAAAGATTTTAAGTACGGAAATTAGTTATAAAATTGGAGAAATGGAAATATTTCCTTTTGAGTGTGTGCATGATGTGATTACCACGGGATATGTATTTAAAATAAGTGATAATACTATAATTTACGCAACCGACACTTCAACACTCGAAAATGCTCCAGATATTAAATATGATTACTTTTTTATCGAAAGTAATCACGATGAAAAGAAAATTGAATTAATCATGAATGATAAATCATATAAATATGATGTTTTTCAAAATGCCAAACGACATCTTTCAACACAAAAGGCAAAAGCATTTTATTATACACATAGAAAAGATAAAGATAGCAAATTTATAGAATTACATAAAAGCGAGAGATTTTATTAAAATATAGGATAGGAGAAATAAATGGAAAAATTAGTTTTAACAAGAATAAGAAAAAGAGAATCTAAATCAGGAAACATAGCTGTAAAAGTTAGAACAGACACGTATGAAATCGTAAATGAAATTAAAGAAGCTACAGGATTCTCTGCAGCGAAGGTCGTAAAAATATTAGTAGATTACGCTTATGAAAATATAGAATGGGAAGAGGAGTAATAAAATGAATGAATTGATAAATATAGATGAGATAGGAATTGTTGAATTTGAAGTAGGCAAAATAACCTTTAACGCTTATGAGCATATAAAAAATAAAGCGTTAAACTTAAGCGAAAATTTAAAAACGGTAGAAGTATCTGAGGAAAACATCAAAGAATCTAAAAAATTGATAGCAGAAGTAAATAAAGATATTAAAAAATTAGAAGACTATAGAATTAAAGTGAAAAAGGAAATGTTAAAGCCTTACAATGATTTTGAAGTACAAGTAAAAGAAATTGTGAAAATTGTAAAAGAAGCGGACGAATACGTCAGAAACCAAATAAAAGAACTGGAAGAGGTTGAAAGAGAAAATAAAAAAGCACTTGTTAAAGAAATGTTTGAAAACAAGGTAAAGCATTATGATTTTAATAAGATGATAACTTTTGATAACTTTTTTAAGGAAAATATGGCTAACAAGACAACTTCGCTTGAAAAAATAGAGAATGAATTGTCAGAGTGGTTAGAACAAAGAAAAATGGATATTCAAATTATTAAGAATTTAAGAGACAGTGAAGTTTTAAAAGAATATCTGGAAACATTTAATTTAGCATTAGCTATTGAAAATGCGAAAGTTAAGGAAGAGAAAAATAAAAAAGTTGAAGAAGTTATGAAAAAGACTGAAAAGTCTAGTAAAAAATATATCTTCATTATATCAGAAGAAAAAGATGCAAAACTGGCGGAAATGTTGTTAAAAGAAAATAAAATTAATTATATTATGGAGGAAAAATAAATGGAATTATTAAAAGATTTAGAATTAGTACAAGTAGTTTATGACAATGAAGGTAAAAAAGCTGTAATGACTTTTCTACATGAAGATGCTGGAGAAATAAGAGAAGTTAATTTTAATAAACAAAGCTGGTCAGGAACTCAGGGAAAATTTGTAGATGATCCTGAAAAAGCAGAAAAAGTAGAAGAATGGTGTCAGGAATATTTCGGTTGTGATTTTAACAGTTTAACTAACTGCATAGGAATCAGAAAAGATATCTATGATTATGACACATATTGCAGCTTATGGGAAACAAGTTCAACTGATAAATTTACTGAAGACGAATTAGGATTAATTGACGAAGCGGTAATCAAAGAAATTAAATTAGATGATGTGGGAATCAAGATTCACATTGAGTATGAAGGAAAAATTTATGAAAATAAAATGGTTTATGCTAAATGGGTAGATGGGATGAAAAAGTTCTTTGTCAATCCTCAAGAGAAAACTAAAAAAATGGAGCAGTTTAAAAATAAGTTTGGAGTAAGTATAGACAATAAAGAAGAACTAATAGGTAAAACTGTAATGTTTGAAGTAAAAAAAGCTGGTGGTAAATTCATATGGGTAGATATTAAACCATTAGTTAAGAAAAATAAAAAGAAATAACAGTGTAAAGGGATGTCAAACGATATCCCTTTATTGAAAGGATTGATGTATGGAAAATCTATTATTTTATGATATTGAAGTTTATAAGTATGACGCTTTTGTGGTTTTCAAAGATATAAATAAAAATACATTGAGAATATTTCACAATGAATTTGAAGAACTTCAGGATTTTATAAAAGGTAAAATTTTAGTTGGTTATAACAATTACTTTTATGATGATTTAATTCTTACAAAAATGATAAAAGGCTGGACTAATCATCAGCTGAAAGAATTCAATGACAGAATTATTTCAGGGGTTAATACAGACAAAGAAGTAGATATTCACATTAACAGTCTTGACTGTTTTCAGCAGATTGATGTGTCTAAACCAGGATTGAAAAAGATTGAAGGGAATATGGGAAAAATGATACTGGAAAGCAACGTATCATTTGATATTGATAGAAAACTAACAGACAAGGAACTGGAAGAAGCAATGTTTTATTGTAGTTACGATGTGGATACTACGATTGATGTATACAAGCTGAGAGAAAATTCTTATTTCAAGACAAAGGAACTGTTAGTTGAAAAGTTAGGAAACAATAAAGCTAAAAAATGGAATACTACAACAATTTCAGGGAATTTACTAACTACTTCAGGAAAAATAAACAAATGGAGCAGTGTTAGAGTTGATGAAAATTTATTAGACAAAGTCGATTTAGAGATTAAAGAAATGTGGCTGCAGTTAAATACACCGGCGTTTGAATTGAAGACAAAAACTATAACTAAAAAAGAGTTTGATAACGATATTCAATTCGGATTTGGCGGACTCCATGGAGCACCGTCTAAGCCTGTTAAAGTTAAAAACGTAAAATTGCTTGATGTTACGAGCATGTACCCAAATATAATTATTTTATTAAATGCTCTGGGGCCTGCTACAAGTAAATATGTTGACATATTGAATCGTAGAATTGAAATAAAACATAAAGACAAATTAGAAAGTGATGCCCTTAAATTAATCCTTAACAGCGTGTATGGGAACTTAAATAACCAGTACTCGGTATTAAATAACCCTCGTGCGGCTTATTCCGTATGTATATATGGTCAAATCGCCTTATACGAACTATGTAAAAGATTATCGAACACTTGCAGAATAATCAATATAAATACTGACGGTGTAGCTTTTACAACTAACTCGACTGAATATTTGGCGGTAAAAGAGCAATGGGAGAAGGATTTTAAATTAAATTTGGAAGAATACAACTTTGATTTATTTATTCAGAAAGATGTCAACAATTATATTGGAGTAAAAGGAAATTATATCAAATGCAAAGGAGGGGATGTTAATAAGTTCAGCGGAAATAAGTATTTTAGTAACAATAATGCTAGAATCATTGATATAGCCGTTGTTAATAAACTGGTATATAACAAAGATGTACTTGAAACATTGATTGAGAACAGAGACAAGCCTGAATTGTATCAATACATACTTCAAGCTGGGAGGACTTACTTAGGAACTTTTGACGAGGATAATAAAAAATATCAGAATATAAATAGAGTTTTTGCTTGTAGGAATGAAGGGATTCAGTTATGCAAAAAAAGATTAGACGGCGGACTTGTTAAGTTCGCTGACGCTCCTGAAAAAATGTTCTTGTGGAACGATGATTGTGCTAAACTGGAAAATTTTGAAAAAATTGTTGATATAAACCACTATTATCAAATTATTGATAAAAAATTAAAGATGTGGGAGACTTGAAATGTATATAGAATATAAATCTGGTCAAAAGCATGCTGTTAAAAATGCTGAAGTATCTGACAAAGATACTTATTTTAAAGACGCTGGCTGGCTGTTGACAGACGATGATTTAGTGGTTGATATAGATTGCTTGGACATTGAGACAATAAAAGTACTGCTTAAGTATTTCAATATTCGTACACGTACAGTATGGACAGACAGAGGTGTGCATTTATATTTTAAGAAACCATTAGGTTTCCGTGGAGCTACTAAAATCTGTCCTTTAGGTTTTAAAATCGAATACAAGCATACAGGAAATACTAAAAGCTGTACAATAAAAAGAAATGGAAAGCACAGGAAAGTTGAAAGAAATGATGTGAGACAGGAGTTGCCCGAAATATTCCAAGCTAATAGAAAATTTGAAAGTTTACTAGGTCTTAGCGAAAATGACGGAAGAAACAATGCACTTTTTTCACATCGTGCCAAGTTAGTAGGGTATCCTGAGGAAAAAAGAATACTATATTTTATAAATCAGTACGTATTTGCAGATCCTTTAGATGAAAACGAGTTTGAACTAATTATGAGAGATAAAGGATTTGAAGCAACAAAGAACGGTGAATATCTGGTAGCTACTAAAATGATAAAGGATTTTAACACCTGTGTTTATAAAAACGACCTTTATTGTTACAACGGTACTAAGTACGATAACGATGAGTTGTCATTAAAACATATGATTTACAGTATGGTTGGAGACCAAAAAACCGCTTATGTGGATGAAGTTTGCAAGCAAATGTTGTATAGAAGTAAAAAGATACCGTTAGATACTATTTTTAATATAAAGTTTAATAACGGTGTATTAATAAACGGAGAGTTTGTTGAAATTGACGACTATAAGGAATTTACCCCTTACTACATTGAATTAGATTATAAACCTGAAGCTGAACCAGTAGAAACAGTTGATGAGTACGTAGCTCAATTAACTAATAATGATAAGAAATATAGAGATTTATTATTTGAAATTTTAGCACATGGTCTAATTACTGATCCAGAAGTAAAAAGAGCTCTAGCAAAATTCTTTATATTTGTCGGAGATGGTGGAAATGGTAAGGGAACTTTGCTGAGTATTATCAGAAGTATTTTAACTAGGGAGAACTGCAGCGGATTGAAGATAAAACAGATGTCAGACGAAAGATATACATACAGTATGGATGGTAAATTAGTTAATTTAGGTGACGATATTCAAGATCAACCAATTAACGATAAAGACATGGAAATGTTGAAAAATATCTCAACCTGTGATTATGTGGAAATAAGAAAGATGTTTAAAAATTCAACGTCTGCAACTATGACTGTGAGTCTAATCTTTACATCTAATCACATACTGAAATCGTGGGAAAAGGGAGAAAGTTATAAGCGTAGAGTCCTCTGGCTCCCTATGTACTCTAAGCCAAAAAGGAAAGATCCAAGATTTATTACTAAGTTGACTACTCAAAAGGCTTTGGAGTACTGGCTGAGATTAATTATCGAAGGGTATAAAAGATTGTATGAAAATGGAGATTTTACAAACTGCAGTATCGTAGCAGATTTTAATAGACAATATCACGAAGAAAATAATGGAGCTGAAATATACGTAAAGGATTTAACAAAAGAGGATATTATAGGTAAAACTAATCAGGAAATATATTTAGAGTTTGAACAATGGTGTGAAGAAAATGATTTAACAGCAAGTAAAAAGATGTTAAGAGATGCTATATATAGTATTCATAAGCTGAAGATAAAGGTAATCAAGAGGAATAAGAAAACTTTTAGAGCATTTCAGGAAGTGGAAGAAAATAAAGGGTAGAAAAGAATTGAAATTTCATTAATAAATTACTTGAGAGATAGTTGAAAAATGTATTGATATATTTTGTTTATCAATAACTAAGGAAAATCATAAATAACAGGTGTTAGGTTACACTTTAAGTGAAACTTTTTTGCAAAGTGTAACCCAAAGTGTAACCCGATGAAGTGTTATATAACACTTGTTATAATATATAATATTTCTTATTTTTAAAGGAATATATAGTATTATATAAATATAGGCTGGTGTTATATAAGAGCTTGGGTTACAGTGGTTACACTTATTTTGCAATAAAAGTTTTTCTGAAAAATTGTTTGTTGTTGATGACGGAGAAGAAGTATGTATTTTATATAAAAAGTTTGAAAAAACAAAGTGTAACCGAAACCTTTCTTTTAAAGTACGATTTTTATTGATTTGGAACAGGTTTCACTTTTGTTCGGTTAAAAATAAGAAGAAATTGGAGGATAAAATAATGATAAGAGATAATGTTTTGGAAATAGAATTTACACCTGTTTTTGATAAATGGGCTTGGAGAATTACAAAACAGGATGAAAAAGTGTTAAAGTTTGGATGTTTTACAGATTATAAACTAGGAGTAGCTTCAACTTCAATGATTAGCCCAACTTTTGTAAAAATTAGTAATTTTTTGTTTTTGAAGGCATATGTTCTTGATAAAGGGACTGTAAATATATGTGATGACGAAATTAAAGCTAAGATAGAAGAAAAAGTAAGAGTCATTAATGAAAAATATGGAACAACAAACTTTAGAGAGTAAAGGAGACGTTCAGGAAAAACTTTTACAAAGCCTGAAGGCAAGAATTGATAAATACAGAAAGTGAGAATGAAGATGAAAACAATACTGGTAAATCTATTGAATAAAAATAAAATGGGAGACCTTAAATTGAGAAGGAAATATGAAGTAAACGAGCCAATGTATCACATAATAACCGGAAGACTAGAGGTCTATGATACATTACTTGATATGCTAAAGGAGGAAAATAATGAAAGCACTGAAAGAATTTAATATAGAAGAGCTGCTGAAAAGACAGGCAATGCTGGATAAGAAATTTGATGGAAAGAAAACTACCAAAGTAAGAACAATTAAAGGGATTCAAGTTGCGTTGATTACAGAAATCGGAGAGCTGATCCAGGAACTTAAAAGCGAGTGGAACTACTGGAAAAACAGCACTGGAAAATTCAATAAATCAAAAGTGTTAGAAGAATTATCCGATGCATTGCATTTTTATCTCAGCTACATAAATGCAAGAGACGAAGAAACAAAGGGTAGAACGATACCTTTTTTAGATAATAGTTTAATTGAATACTGTAAAGGAGTATCATCAATACAAAGTTTGGAGGATATATTGATTACGCTGTCAGATTTTAGAATATTGAACGAAAACAAAGTTTTAGGTAGCATTTTGGCTATTTCGGAATATGTAGGAGCAACAGAAGAAGAATTTTTAGAAGTCCATCACGAGAAGTGGCTTAAAAATATGAATGAGCGTACAAAAGAAAGCTATTAACTTATGTATGTACAAATAAGGTGTATAAGTAAAAAATTAATGACTAAGGAGTAAAAGAATGATAGAACAGGATAATGTTAATAATCCAAACCATTACAAATTGGATTGCTTGGACGTAGAAGTTATAGATGTGATAAAAGCAACTGTGAAAGATTTTAATAGTTTTTGTCACGGAAATATAATTAAATATGTGTTAAGGGCAAATAAGAAAAACGGGATTGAGGACTTCAAAAAGGCTAGGAAATATATTGATATGATGGTTCGGGAGGTGGAAGTTAATGGAAAACAGAGTGTATAAATCCATGGCTATACTAGCAATGGTTACCTGCATGATAATTGTGTTTAAGGAGATAGACAAGGCTAGAAATTTTTTAGAACTGATAAAAGTACTGATTAAAAATACAGCATGTATTGGAGCTGGATATTTTGTATTCTATATTGGAGATAAAAATTAAAGGAGTAAGAAATGACGGAAAAAGATATTGACAGAATAGCGGACAGAGTCGCAGAAAAATTAAGACAGGTTAAAAAAATAGACAGATACAAGGAAACAGAAGCGATGCTAAGAGCTTACCCAAATTACAAACGGATAATTGAAAAAAATAACAGCCGTATTGACGAAATATTGAAAAATGGATTAGTAGAAACTGTAAAAATTAAAACAGGAGAGAATGTCCAAGGAGGATTAAAAAAATATGAAGGAGTCCCTGAAAAAGAAATTGAAAAAATTGAGCATTTAAAATCTGAAAATTTAAAAATGGAAAAAAGAATTATCAGAGTAGACAACGCTTTAATGAATATTAGAAATGACAAATATTACAACGTCATAGCATTGAGATATTTCAAGGAATGGACGATTGATGAAATAGCAGATGAAATGAATGTAGATAGAAAAACGGTAGGGAGAAATAGAACCAGATTGATTAAAGAACTACAATTTAATCTGTTTCCGGAACTACTTTTGGACTAAGGACTTGACAAAAATGTCCCATACATGCCCCAAACGTGGTATTTACATTCCCCATTTATATGTTATAATATGGTATATTGGAATTTTTGTAAAATTTAACTTTGTCCTTGATACCTTTGAGTATCGGACTGCCAAGACAGTGTAGGAGCTGTCTTTTTTATTTTTTAAGGAATGAGGTGAATGTAGCATTGAAATTAAATGCGAGGCAGAAAGCTTTTTGTGAGTACTACGTAGTTAGTGGAAATGCTACTGATGCCGCAATAAAAGCAGGATATAAAGAAAAGAATGCTAGAAAAATTGG